GTACAACATATCCTTGAGTATCTAGCCCTCTTCTTCCTGCTCTACCACTCATTTGGATAAATTCATGAGAATAAAGCATTCGCTTTCCATCCTTGTCATGCTTAAAGATATCAGTAAATAAAACTGTTTTGGTAGGCATATTTAATCCTACTGCAAATGTTTCTGTAGCAAATAAAATCTTAATTAAATTCTTAGAAAATAGTAGTTCAATAATTTCTTTAAAAACTGGAATTAAACCAGAATGATGTACTGCTATGCCTTTCTTTGCTAGAGCTACCAATTGATAATATTGAGGAGTTTTTACATAATCATCTTTATGTTCTAATTTACTTAAATAATAAGCTATATCCCTATCAACTTGTTTAGATTCATTTGAATCGTTAAAATTTGTTTCAATTGATTCTGCAAGGAAAAAACAGGTTTTCTTTGAAAAAACAAAGAAAATTGCAGGAGTCATTTTCTTATTATTTAAATATTTACATACCTCTCCAATTAACCATCTAAAATTTACTTTATTTTCTTTGAAATATTTTGACAAATATATATATTTATTAATTGCTTCTTCTTCCATGTGCTTTGTTTCTGTATCCATAATATTAGTAAAAAAATTCATATTTGGTTCATACTTTTTCATTTCTTTAGATAATTTAAAACTCTTTGGAATAAATAAGCCATAACTAAATTGCAAAGGAACTACTCGTTTTTCATTCTTTAATAGATAACTAGGATTGTTATTACATGTACGAACCCATCCTAGAAAATTTTCAGGTTTATCAATAGTCGCAGATAGCATAATAATTGAAATACTCTTAGGAATTGTCATTAAACTCTTTTCCCAAACACTTCCTCGTTCCATATCGTTTATATAATGTACTTCATCAAAAATAATTGCATGCACTTCTTTTTCAATATCAATATTGTAAGTTAATTCATCTATTTTGATCTCGCTTTTAGATAACATAATCATTAAAATTTCAGTCGTCATAATTAGACAATCTGCCATAGGATTATATTTGTTATCACCAGTAATGATGCCAAAAGTTATATCTTTATATTTATGAGTAAATTCATAAAATTTTTGATTACTTAAAGTTTTAATAGGGGAACAATAAATAGATTTCTTACCTAATTCTTTAGCCTTTAAAACTGCATATTCTGCTACTAGTGATTTACCAGAACCGGTATAAGCAGCAACAAGAATATTGCAAGGAATTACTGTATTCATTAGATTAACTGAATGTTTTTGAAAATTATCTAATTCAAATTTAAAAGGATTTGCTAATTCTCCTTCAAATGGTTTAGTAATAATTGATACCATTCTTCTTATTATATATATATATAAGTAGGTTATATTTATATGTATAAATTGTTTATATCAATTTTATTTATAAATTAAAATTGTATCAATATCTTATAAAATAAAATATTCTTTTTATCATCTACCAAATATAATTTACGAGTATATTTTTCTCCTAATTTATATTCGCAACCATTAATTTCTATTCCTTCATCTAAAATATTAAACCCTATCTTATTAGAAATAGTAATATTTAACTTCTCACAGAAGAATACCAAACGATTATCCTGAATCTCTCTAAATTCAATCTCACACTCTTCTCCACTTTTCATCTCTTTACTCGCCTTCAAATAATCCCACATTCTACTTAATCTTTTAATATCTTTTTCATACTCATTTACTTTATCCAAATCATCTACCTCTTTTGGTGTTCCTTTAAAAATATTTTGAATAATATAATCTACATATCTTCTAATTGGAGAAGAAGCATGAGAATAAAAATCTAATCCGAGAGATGAATGACTTTTTCGTTTAAATTCATAAACTGCCTTACTGTTTCCCTTCTGATTTCTAAAGATCATTCCAACTTCTTTTTCTAGTTTTTTTGTAATAAACATATTATATAAAATCATATAAACTTCAACCATTTTATGAGTATCAATTACATCTATATTTAAATCTTTTCCAAATTCCACACTTTTTTCATAGAGTATTTTTAAAGATGGATTTGAAGCTTTTAGTGCATCGGCTTCATCATAGGTAAGATTTTTTGTTACTTTAATTTGGTTTAATTCAAATTCTATTTTTAGTTTACATGGTGAATCATCATCACTTGAATCTCCACAACTAGAATCTCCATCAGTTGAATCTCCATCAGTTGAATCTCCCTCACTAGAATCTCCCTCACTAGACCCCTCAGATTTACTAGTTAATATTTCAAGTTCACTAATCCAGCAAGTAATAACATTTCGAATCTTCCCTTCTCTTAATGAAGCTAAATTAGTAGAAATATCTTCCGGAAACATTGGAACATTCTTATGAGGAGCATAAACAGTCGAGAAGCGATTAAATTTATATTCTTTAACAATTTCAGCAACATCTGCAATATGAATTCCAATTCTTTTCTTTTCAAAATCATACGATATTGCATCATCGATATCAATACAACCTTCCGGATCAATTGAATAAACATCTTCATGTAGACTAACTTTTGTAGGTTCTTTATAATCTAATTCTATCATTTTAGGTTTTAGAATTGGCATAGTTGGATAATAATAAAAAAGAATATCATATTTATGGGTATCATTTTCAACTGATCCTAAATTAATTTCAATTGTTCCTGCAGGTAATTTTGATTTCCAATCTTTAAATTTTATAATAACAAAATGATCAGTTACTTTTTCTTTTTCCTTGAGAAGATTTTTTTTGATATTTGAAGGAACAAAGAATTTTGGATAACGCCAATTAATCGGTTGAAATTCAAATATTTCTGCACCTTTTTCATTAAATCCAAAAGTATAAGTATTTTTTAATTTTAGAACTCCACCAATTAAGAATGAATTTCTTTTTGATTCTTTTACAGTAAAATCTTCATTTAAAGTATCCAAATGAAAACATTTGTTTTTAATTATTAAATCAGATTCTATTACTTTATTATTAAGAGTACATTCTTTATAGCTAGGTCTAGTTATTTTCAGTGTATTCATTGTTTCTTATAGTATGTATATTAAATTATATTTAAATTGTAATGTTAGAATATTCAATTTTTTAAATTTTATTATATAAATAATGGATCAGTTATCAGAAGAACAAAAATTAATTATAAATGCACCCCATTCTACTAATCTAAGAATAATCGCATCGGCCGGTTCTGGAAAAACAACTACCTTAATTTCCCGCATTCTTTACCTAATAAAAAATCATAATTTACATCTTCATGAAATAATTTTAACAACTTTTACTAAAGATGCTACAGAAGTTATGAAAAATAAAATTAAAAATAATATACATTTATTCTATAATTTTATGTGTGGTACCATAGATGCTATTGCAAGAAAAGTACTTCATATAAATAAAATTCTTGATGAAAATGTTCAATTAATGAGTGTTTCGGAATATATACATCGAGTAATAAAATTTTCAAAAACAGAAGAGGGTATAAAATACTTTAAAAAATTTAAGTATTTATTTGTTGATGAATTTCAAGATATTGATTATACTCAATATATTTTCTTTAAAAGATTAAATGAATTAGGACTAATTATAACAGTGGTTGGAGATCCAAATCAAAACATTTATAGTTTCCGTCAAAGCGATATTAATTATTTAATTAATTTTGATAAATATTTTACTAATACTCAAACATTCTACTTAACCACAAATTATAGATCAACAAATGAAATTATTCAATTAGCAAATGAATCAATTCAAATAAATAAAATTAAACTATCCAATTCAGTAATGAATGGTACTAATAAAACTGGAACTACACCAATGGTTATAAAATCAAATTTTAATAATTACGATATGATGATATTGACAAGCATATTAAAGAAAATAAAGAATTATCCACTTCATGAAATAGCTATTTTATCAAGAAATAACTTTCTCCTATTAAAAATAGAAAATATACTATACAAGTACGGAATAGCAAATGTATTATTAAGAGATGACGATGTTAGAGTAAAAAAGAAAGAGAATCATATTACTTTATCAACAATTCATAAAAGTAAAGGATTAGAATTTGAATTAGTTTATGTGGTAGGATGTGATGATACATTTTTTCCGAGAATGAAAGATTTTTTAAGAGTAGAAGAAGAACGAAGATTATTTTATGTAGCAACTACTCGAGCTAAATCAAGATTATATTATTTTTATTTATCAGAATATATTTGTCGATTTTTAACAGAAATTAATCCTAGTTTATTAAATTGGGAAAATGCAAAAGAAGAAGATAAAAAGATATCAGAAATAGAATCAGTAGATTATAAAACAGGAATAACAGAAATAATTAAAAATTTAAGAGGGGAAGATTTTATAAGATTAAGAAATAAAGGTATACTTCCGAATACACGTATTGATAAATCTAGTTTGGAAAATTCAATATACAATCTTCAAGAGGGATTTAAATGGACAAAATTTGTTAAAAAAGAAAATTTATACACTGATTTTGGTAATTATTTTGATTGTATTATAACTAGATTTATATTAGAAGAAACTAAACAAACAATATCTGATAAAGCAGCATTTAAAATACTGCATAATATTCCATTAGATAAAGATCAAGCAAATCTATTAAAAAAATACAGATATAATTTTATTTATAATTTTAATAAATTGGATGATTTAGAAGATACTTCACTTATAAAAAATGAGGAAGCAAAAAAATGTATCAAAATGATAGATGAAACGGATAAAAAGAGTATTGAGAATTTTATAGAATATTTAAAAAAATATATTAAAAATTATTCTGTTCAGAATATTCATCAAAAAGACCTATTTTTATCAAGATTTAATTATGATCAAACTAAAATAAAAGAGATTAATGATAGTTATATTAAATTTACTAATCCAGAAGTAAAAACTATGGATATCTTAACTGATATTTTTAATGTTTCTAAATGCAATTCATTATTAGATAATAGATTAAGAATGCTATATGTTACTATTAATGAAACTGATTTAGATGATTATCAATTATTAATTCACCTTTTAAAAGATAACTTTATACCTTATATAAAAAAATTCAAAAAAATAGAATGTAAAAAATATGTGTCATATGATATATATCATGGAGAATGTGATTTAGTATGTGATGATTTATTATTAGATTATAAATGTTCTGAAAATAATTTTTTGCAAATAGAATGGATAGTTCAATTACTTTGCTATACTCAAATGTTAAGAGATGAAAATTATACAATAAATAAAATAGGAATATTTAATGTATTAAATGGAAAATTAATGATTGCTGATATTAGTAAATGGAATAAAGGAAAAGAATTATTTGAATATTTATTAAATTTACAAGAAAAAATATTAGCAAAAGATCATCAATTAGAATCAGAATTAATAGAATCAGAAGAAAATATATTTAATATTAAATTTGAATGCATTGATATTAATCCATTTGTTGATTAAAAATTGAAATTTTATTGCATATTGTAATCTATCTTAAGTATCGGTATATCCAATAACTGACTTAATTATGTCACGCATTATTTTTTTCATGTCTCTTCTTGCTTTAGGAGCATGTGATCAATTGTGGCTAGATGCAGCAGATATAGCTGAAGAACAGGCAGAAGTAAATCGCCTAGTTCTTGCAAAACCATTTGCAGATTTTTTTTCAGATAATTTTGTTCTAACAGAGCAAAATTTCAGAGTGTTCATTGCTCAAGTAAAAGCAGACACATTATATATTGCATTTAAGAAAGAACCGACCCCTAATAGTCAAAAAGTCTGGAAGCAAGCTGAAAAAGAAGCAAAAGAAGGTTTAGTTAACTTGATAGTAGAGGAATTTCGTGCATATATTATGGCTCATATAGATTTGATTGTATAGACAAGATGATTTAAAAAAATTGAATTATAAAATTTATTTTATGATACAATATACATACTATTACAACTAAAGAATGGATCCTCTTGCAGAATACAGAATTATTGCGAAAGCTAAATATGAAAAACTTAAAGCAGAAGAAGCTGCAAAAAAACTAAAACTAGAAGAAGAAGAAAATGCTCTGAAATTAGAAGAAGCAAAAAAACAATTAATTCTTGAAGATGAATTACAAATAATTCAAACATTTACTAAAGAATTTGAAGAATATATTACAGCTTTACATACAACAAATGATGTATCTTTGATTTTACAAATGATTTCTAGTCAATTAGAATCTATTGTTGAATTAATTAAAAAACATGATAAACTCAAAGATATTCAAACTAAAATTATGGAATTAGTAGAAGTATTAAATGATATCCATAAAAATAAAAAACATTTATCTTATGTTCAAGAGATTGATAAGATTGTTAAGAAGATTTTTAAATCTGCAGAAATTGAAGATATTGAAGTTCAGTTGATGGATACAGATGATGATGAAGAATATGCAAAGAAATTACAAGAAGAATTATATAATAATATGATTGATGAAGAAGTATAAAAATTGAAATTTATTTATCCTAGCATTTCTATTATTCTAGCATCTCAAGCAATATACAAATGGAAAACGCAATTATTTTTACTGCAATTGCACTTAAGATTCATCGAGGTGTCCCACCTGCAGCGGGTGATGATGCAAAAGTTTGGCAACTTTATAAAAAACAAGAAGCAGAATTATTAGGAAAAATTTGTTCCGAACTTCCTAAACTATGCTCTCTTCCAGTAGAACAACGTTTGTTGATTCAGGCAGAACTTAATAGTATTCTTTCTAATAAATAGATAAATTATTATTAAAAAGATTGAAATTTTAATATCATTCTTTTATAGTTAATTTATCACAAACAATGACTGGTCGTAACTATGTCAAATTTGATTTTAATAATATTGTATTAACTGATATGTGGGACAAGAAAATAGTAAAAGTAAAGGATTTGCTATTAGATTTTATTTCTACTTCAGAATCAGCTATTTTTGATAAAATATATGTTCCTGATAAGTTAAATTTTTATCAAGCAACTTGTAAATTAACATCTTTAGATGAGATTTATATTTTGTTACTATTTGTTAACCCTATAAACTCAATTAATAAACTAATAGTAGATAATCTATATAATCATCTTATTACTAACACTAAATTCAGTAATATAGTATTATGTTATCAAATAACTCCATCAAGTACCAAACCAAACGCAACTGATCTTATTTATTTTGCATCTAACAATCGATCTTTTCAAATTTGTGAATCAATTGAAGATTCTAGAGATAATAAATATAAAATATATATTTCACCAAATTCTTTCACTCAATCAAATTACTCAGCAATGATTGAAGTTTATAGAATATTAAATACTTTACCAAAGACAGATTCTCTTCATTATTATGGAAGAGGAATGACTCCAATATTAATATATCTAAATAATAATTATAAATCATTATTTGGATATTGTGGATGTAAAATTGCATATGATGATGG